ACCATTGGTATCATCTTCTTTGAAGGTGATTTTCATTCTTGAGGTGTGTTCAACACCATCACCTAGATTACCTGCAGACTCAACTGTTGAATATTTGAATGGAATTGAAGCATCCTTTACCTGATCACCAAGAGCGAACAGAGTGGTATTAGTACCACCTTGCGTCTCTTCAATACCATATAGAGAACTATAGATTCCACCATCTAAGTTAATCTGATCTTCAAATTCAGTACCCGTATTGACAACATCAGGAATGCCATCACCTGCACCAGCGTTTTCATCATCATCTTGAAACTTTTTATCTTGAAGAGTCAATTGATATACAACAATAGTACTACCAACCGCATCCTCAATAATATGTGGTAGTTGATTCAAATCAGTTGCTGCTGCAGTTCCACCGTCAAATGCAACTGTTCTGTCACTAGTTGATGGAATACCAGCATCAATAAATGCCAGTTCATCAACTTCAAAAATTACAAATAGTTCTCTTGTATTTGGATTCCAATCATATACTTTAGCAACCTTATTAGATGCATTATCAACTCTACGAACTAGTTTATCACCTACATTAAATTCGTAAGTAGATACACCATTTACGTTTTGAATACCATCAACAATTACACGCTGGTCATATCTAAAGTTTGTACCTCTAGTGCATCCTAAAAACTTTTTAGCATTCTTACTAGTATACTCAATAGTCTCTCTACCTAAAATGAATGTTCCTGAACCAGGAAACGCATTTGTAGATTGAACAACTACTTCATTAGCGTTAGTATTTAGAGACTGTTGAAGTGCTGTGATAAAGAAACTAGATGCATTAAAAGACTGACGAGTCCTAACCTTCCTCTTTACATTGATTAACTTTGTAAAAATAATATTAGGTTCACTTGTATATCCCTTTCCAGGGTCAATTATATCAATTCCAACAACTTCACCTTGTTCAATCCTTGCAACTGCTTTACCACCAATGCCGCCACCACCACTAATCAAAACAAAGGGAGGCTCTTGATAGAATCTACCACCATCTGCTACTGTAATGTTGGTAATAATACCAGAGAGATCAATATTAGCGACACCTTCTGCACCTTGTCCACCACCACCTTGGAAAAATATTGAGGGTGGATTAATGTAAGATCTACCAGGATCGGACAATGATAGTCCACTAATAGATTGAGTGACTGGGACTGCAGTTGCACCAATTCCTTCCCCACCAAGAATATCAGTTCGGGCAGTACCAAAATATCCATCGCCGCCAGCGATCATTTTTACATATTGTACTTCTCCAGGGTTATCCTCACTGAGGATGACTTCTGCTCTAGCTCCAGTAGGAACTTCTTGAGATGGAGTTGGAGCAGATTCTCCATACCTAACAACTTCACTATAGAATGATTCTCCAATACAATATGGGAATTGTGGTTCTAAACTAGCATCAATAGTTAGGAAGTATGCATATGTTCCATTGGGATATTCTGGAGTAACTGTGTATCTTCCATTATGTCCATCAAGATCACCATAAGACTCTTCATAGATATAGTCTTCAATAAAAGTTCCTGCAGTAAAACCAAGATTATTAGTCTTATTTCCCATCAAACCATGATATCTACAAAAGTAAGAGAAATTACTTGGTGAGATATCAGGTACTACAATCTCAATATTTCTTGTAGTTGCATTTGCAAATCCAAGGATGTACTGATCATATGTTACTGCAGATCCATCTAATCTATATGTAACTCCCCTACTATAAAGAAGATCATCATCATAAAGAGTTTGTCCTGCAGCATGCCATGCTTGACCGTTTGCATCTCCTAGGACTGTACTCAATGCTAAAGGATGTGCATCATTGGTAGCATCATCCTGATTAAATGTGATAGTATCACCACGATTCAAAAGTAATACAGGAGCAGTTTCGTCAGTAAAACCACCACCATTAATAATGTACTTGTTTATACCACCTACATCGGCAACAGTTATAGTGTAAGTAATTGATACTGGGGTATTAATTGCTGCACGGTTGCCGTCAACTTCAACACCAGTTTTGAACCTATAACTAGTTTCAATTCTTTTTATTGCCGATTGATCATTGAGAGGTTCAGAGAAACCATATGGACCATAAATCGGATATCCATCATAACTAAGACCAAGTACTTTACTATGCCCGTTAGGATGACGAGCGTTATCCCCACTAAAATCAGAACCAGAGTAATAATTTTTGATTGAGAACAATCCATTTGTACTAGCAAAGGATTGGATTAATTTCGCATCCTGGAAAAAATAATTATTGTCATTATCAGGATAACCATGATATACATCATGATCAAAAATATTAGTATGAACCGAGTTGAATTTAAATCCTACTGGGGGAGTTCCAGCACTACCTGCATCTACAGAATACAGAGGAGTTCCATTGGAAAGTAATCCTATTTGCTCAGATCTTCTTTCTGGATTATTGAGAGTTGGAACATCTTTACCCCCACGGTATACAATCTCATGACTATAGTCTTGAGAATAAATCCTGTTATTATTAAATGTACTTGGGAAAACTCCAGTTACTGCTGGATCAGGAAGATTATTTGATACTAAACTTAAGTGATCTCCTGCAAATGCTCCAGTAGTTATTGATACTGATACACTCGTCAGAATGCTTCTGATATCAAATGAACTAACTCTTTGATTGTCGTCTTGCTGTGCAGAAATAACTACACGCAAAGGATCATAACCCTTGCCAGGATTTAATACTCTTACATGAGTAAGTCTACCACTCTGAATAATAGGATACAATAATGCATCTATCTCTGGAGTTCCACAATTATCAACTTCTAGTTTGGGGGGATCGGTTTCTGAATATCCAGACCCCCCTTTTAGGACAATGACACTTGATACACCAAACTCTTTATTGAAGAGTGGTTTAATAATTGCGCCGCTACCTGGTACTGATCTTGCCATTTAGTATTACGATACGATTACGATCTGATTTCCCATTGCACCGTGAGCGGTACACTGATAATAAAGAGTAGAAGGAGCGTCCATAGGAACTACAAATGTAACTCTTCCAGCACCATCATTAGTTACTCCTGCACTATATGCAGAACCACCACTAGATTGACGAATTTCAAACGGATGAACAGTATACTGTCCAGAATTATTAAACAGGTAAGTATGCCCTCTATGAAGATAAAGAGCAGGATCATTTACTGAACCAGTGAATCCAGGTCCAGTGAAAGTGAAGTGTGAGTTAGTACCATCAGAACCCAAAGACCATGCAATCAGGGGAGAACTGATAGGAACCCAGTTATTACCATCATAATAAAGAGTATTACCTTCAGATGGAGTTCCATCAAATGCAAATCCACCACCACCGCTATAAGCAATGGTAAGAGTGTCTCCACTAATCGTGGTTGAGATGTCAGTTCCACCAGTCACGGTCAGAGTGTCAGTTGCACCCAATGCCGTAGTTGATCCTGTGTCAGCATTAAACGTTGCAAAAATATTACCACCACCAGAAGAACCACCAGTGCCAGGTTCAAATTGGCCATTAACAGCATTCCAAGTAGGAACTTCACCATCAGTATATGTGGCATCTTCTACGTTTGATAGGTCTTGAATTCTACCTGTAGCGGTATCAATCAAGTTAACCCATGCACTTCCACTTGAATAGTATGCTTTACTGACATCAGAAACATAAGCAAACATACCATCATAATTAGATGATACTGGAAGATTTGCTGCCGTAGAATAAGGTGCTCTCCATTTGAAGAATCCATCAGTACCATCAATAATAGTATCAGTACTGTTTGATGTATTTCTCAGTACGATATTTCCAGTACCATCTGATTGGATTAATACATTACCATTCGCAGATGATACAATATTAAAACCATTAACGTTCAAATTCTCTTCAAGGAGATTTTTATTTCTAGGAATACCAGGAGAAAATGAAGTACCATTCCAAGTCAGAGCATCACCGAGATTTGGAGATGCAGTACTAATTAAGGATGCTGTAGCACCTGCAGTTCCCCCGAGAGAATCATACAGCTCGGTAAAGTTAGAGTTTACTTTAGTACCACCCGCTCGGAGAGAATCTCCCGTTCCATCGTTGGCAGAATTACCAAGTTGCAGAATTTCTTTTGCCATTAGACCAAGGTTTTTAGTTATTTATTAGGGAAATTAACCAGCGGATGTTCCGCCGCTTTCAATGTACTGACGAATCAGAGTTTCATGACCAGCATTAGTGTTATGTCCAGTGTTACTCTTGACATGAACTACCGAATTATTAAAGTATTTGTAGAGGTATATGTCGGGATAAGTTGAGTTATATTGCACACCCTGAGCATCTCCCAGTTGATCTCCAGTATAACCTTGAGATTCAGCAAGAATCTGAGCACTAAATTGCGCTCCGTAGAATATAGTATTTGGAACACCACCAACTCCACCGTCATATGGAATAATAGTATCGTTAGTATTTGCAATAGTCATAATTTTTCTCCCTGTTGGGGGAGTTATTGCTCTAGTATATCCATAGGAATCATTTGCAGATGCAGTATCCTCATTGGTTTGTGGTGCATACCAAACACCATTTCTCCATTGATTGATATGTAGAGAAGATAATTCAGCAACTACTGTAGTGAGACCAACATCATTTAATTCCAAGAATGCTCTGAGTGCCAAAGCTCCACCATTTGATGTACCCACAATTCTAAATTGATCTGGAGCAACGTTAGGATACTCTCTCAAGTTTCTAATTAGTTGAATTAGGTAGTTCATATCAGGAGCTTTATTCTCATCCACAATATTCCACTTACTGTTATAACCAGTAGGTGCTACTAGAATGTCTCCAGGAAGAACGCTCCTCCACTTATTTACAGTGTTACTACCATTTCCACCATCATCATGTAACAGAATGGTTACAGGCAATCGTGAAGGGAGTGGTGGTGATCCTTCAGGGGGTTCTGCTGGTATACTAACTACAGAATCATAATTGAAAGTTGCTTCTGACCAAGTTTTAGTAATTCTAAGAATATCAGCATCACTGAGAAATGCATTTGCTCCACCATCTTCAGAACCTTCTTCTGGCCACGTTCTCTGTTCCTTAGTTGTAGGTCCAAAGATGTATGGATACACTGGATTATTTTGTTCGTCTAACGACAAGAAGTAAGCATATGTTCCGTCTGGATATTCTGGTGTCTGGCAATATCTACCATTGAATTCATCCAAATCTCCAAGACCATTTACATATTCATAGTCTTGAATAAAACTTCCTGCAGTATACTGAGAATAACTATATCCTCTACCATCAGCAGGAGTCGTTAAAATTCTAAAAGATGACCTTAATTTTTTTGTACCAGTAGTACTATCCTCAACGCTTTCATATCCAAAAGGACCATAAATTGGATATCCATCAAAACAAAATCCTACAATTTTTGAGTGTCCATCTGGATGCCTAAAGAAATTACCCTTATGTTGAGATGAACTGTAGTATACGTTGGATTGGATTACATCATTACCCCAACAATTCACAAGAAAACTGCCAGAGTGATAGTGATACTCACCATTTTGCTCTGCATGTCCACCACATGCATCAACACCATAAGCACTCTCATTAAATACGGCATTCCAATTAAACCCAGCGGCAGGAAAAACTGTCTGTCCAGGTAACGGACCAGGACCAGCAGAAGGATTAAATAAAACTACCCCATTCAATGCTATACCTTGAGGTCCCAAAGTAGTTGGATGTGGATCTTCTGTATTAGTTCCTGCCCTAATAGCAAACGCAAATGACCCATCTTGGCCATCTACAGTATTTGGATTATTTGGAAAATTACCAGATCCTAAGGGGGTTCCATACAAAGCAGGTTCGGGACGCTGATCAGTAGTAACTGTCAGCACCCCGTTGTCTAATACTGCTGTGGTATTTGATTGCGGCATTGTCTACGAACCTTTTTAATATTTATGATCCACTCAACCAAACGTTGGATAGGTTTGATGTTCCTGTGGTTGCAAAATCGGTTATTGTAGTAGGAGTATCGGTAGGATCGGACGGACCTTGACCCGCGATATCTCCACTAGTAATATCACCGAGATCTTCAGGATCAATTTGCTGAATCTCAGGATCAATGATTTCCTCTGAGTAGAACGGTTCTTCTCCATATAGAGTAATATCGGGAATTGTCCAATCATCAGGAACTGAGGTGAGAACATCAATTTCTGGATATCCATAACCAGAACCAGGGTTGGTTGTATCTACACGCGAGACACCAACCAGAGCTTTAATCTCTGCATCAAAACCAGAGGAGGAGTCAATTCTAACTGTTGGACGAGAAGTGTATCCAGAACCAGGATTGGTTACCTGAACTCCATTAACTCTTCCCTTAAGTATGTTAGCAGTGCCCTCAGCATCGCGCCCGAAGACGGACCCGATATATTCAAATGTAACCAGAGTGTTTGCAGATTCAATAACAGCAACCTCTCTGTCTACATTCTCGCCCTGAATTTGTAGCAGGTCTCCAGATTCAATTGGAGGTACAACTTCAGATCTTGTAACGTCAGCGTCGGAACCGATGTAAGCAAATCCAACGAAAGTAGATCCTACACGAGGAATTTCTTTGAAAATTACACGAGAACCAACCAGTTCAAATCCAACATCAGGTTCCTGAATAACACCATTGAGTGAGATTATGATGTTATTATCTGCGATGATAGATTCGGTCTCCTGAACACCTTCGGTCAGTGCGAGGGAGTAGAATGTACCATCACGCTTGAGGTTGAAGGATGAACGCAAGGAGTCAAACTCAAAGCTGATATCATCCAACTGACGCATCTTACCAAGGTAGAAACCAGTGAAGGAAGAACCAAGGGTAGGTGCTTCGTTGAACTGGATAACATCAGAGAATGCACTGTAGGATCCAGCTGCGCCAGGAGGTTGTAGGATACCATTGACGAAGATCATCATATGACCTTCGGGGTCTGGGAAGTATGGAGTACCATTATTCTCAGTCAGTTTGAATGATGTTTGCGTACCATCAAATCCTACGAAGTATCTGCTAGTCCTACCCTGGATATTGACTATATCGTATGATGCTGCTTTATAACCAGCGTCAGAAACAATAGTGTCGTATCCAGTAAATGTACCAACAACATCAGAGAGATATACACGCCTACTCAAACCAAGTTGATCAATACGAGTGATTGTTCCATATGCTACAGTCTCTTGATTGACAGTAGTGGAAACTTGCCCGTAAATTGTAGGCGTTTGAGTATTCCCGAATGGATACTGTGCTACGTTAAAACCATTCTGGAATACAGAATCACCAATTGGAGAGACATAGAGATAACCATTTACGCTATCCCATCCAGTCACGTAGCCATATGCACCCTGGAAGATTTGTGATAGATTTGAGTTTGCTTGGTATACAAGTTCTCCAAGATTATAGTCTAGAGTTGCGAACGAACCAGTTAAGTTAACACCCAGTCGTGTGTATCCAGTAGCAACAATATTGTCACCGACATCAATACTAGTTGGAATTGAAGGATGTACAATCACGTCTAGGAAGATTCTTGTCTGATCTGGATAGATGATTGAGGTATCCTCAAACGTTCCTTCCAAAGACTCAGTATCAAGAGTGAGTCTTCCTCCAGTGTTATCAATAACAGCACCTTTGTTGCCAATGTAGTTTAGAGTATCTGCTTTATAACCTGAAGTATATCCTTTGAATGGATAACCAGCAGTAAATCCAATACCGTTAACCAAATCAATAACTTGGAGTCTGTTGGTGATAGTTTGAATGCCTGCGTTAGTTAGGGTATCAACTTCTAAGGTAATATTATTACCACCACCGTTACCCATATCCACGTCTTGAAGTGTCAAGACATCACCCGCTTGATAACCAGTACCACCTGCCTCAATAACAACGTTTGCCGACCCAGTATCATCAATAGAAACAGTAAAGGTTGCACCGCTTCCAGTTGCAGATCCTATAGCAGATACTGTATAGGAACCTTGTACCCTGTTAACATCTGCGCCAGCGTTTGTCAGGTTAATAAACGAACCAACTAAGTTAGTTCCACCTTCAAGATTTGTTCCAGCATTCGCTCCAGTTAAACCATCGTAATCACTGAAGGATCCTC